TGAGCACTTTGAGTGCTTCTCTCAAAAGTGTTAATCAGTTTGAAAAGAAACTGTTGTCTGAATTGGATGTTGACTGAAGCTGGAATCTTGCTGCGCGAGGCGCGATTTAAAATTTTATCACTTTTTTTACAGATGGCACCTCAGGTGATATTTACATGCTTTGCGGGTCGGGAACGCTATATGAAGATTCTTATTCCGTATATCAAAAAACTGCCAGTCGACGAAGTACACATCTGGGACTATACACGTTCCGAGAGCGATGCCAAATATCTTCGAGAGACTTGTTCCGAATTTACTCTCTTTTCGGTTACAGACAAATCCAACTACGGAGAGTACTACCGGTACTACACACGTCAGAAGTTTCCCGATCCGTATACGGTCATCATCAAATGTGACGATGACATTGTGTTTATAGACACGACGGCGTTCAGTGAATTCATAAGGGCACGGCGAATGCTCCCGAACATTCTTGTCATGTCACCGACCGTGGTCAACAATCCTGTATGTGAAGTCGTTCAGTATGATCGAGGCGTTACTCCTGAACCGGTCGAAAAAATTTTTGCCGTCCATGCTCCATGTAAAGAAATTCATGATCACTTTCTTCACAATCCCAAAAAGTATATTTCGGATTGTAAACAAAAAGATAGATTACACTATATTCCCCACGAACAAGTAAAGTATCGGTTTAACATCAATTTTATAGCTGTTCTGGCAAAAGATTTGGACATTCTATTCCATAATGAGTTTGTAATGAAAGATGACGAATTATTCTTGGGCGGAGTAGCGTCCACGTTTTATAAAAGAAACATTCTTATCGACCTACATTTTGTGGTGTGCCATATGGCATACACGTCACAGCGCGAACGAGGATATGATGAGACGCAACATCTCGAAGAATATTCTAAAATACTGGAGAACCCTTAGGTGCGTGGTGGTTTCACTCACCCACGCGCGCCGCTTGGCGTTTAGAATAGGAGAATCCGGCTTTTAGTTGACGCTCCATACATCCCGCCAGTGTGAATGCAAACGCGCCCCAAATTGACACAAAAATAACAAGTCCCTTCAGGGTGTCAGAGATCATTTGTTAAAAAGATGAAGTGCCTTTTAGTTAATGAACAGACTATATGTGAAAGCGCTTGTCTTTGTGATCATTTCACATAGTGTAAAATGGGCAGCCGAGTATGCGTATTTTACACAGTGCGCCGGATTCTTTGCGTCGATTTTTACATGGAACTCCTCGACATGCCGAGGTCTCCGATGGATTTCCGAATCCGTCATCACTAATGTTGCAACTGTAGTCGCTGGACAAGTGACTAATTTTCTTGCGATTACTTCTTCTTGAAAATTAAAAAGAGTGCTATGATGATCACGAGAACACAAAGCACAACAATCGTCCGGTCCTTCTCGGATGTCTTTGAACACCGAGTTGACCAATACCGAAGCGCCTTTTCGTATGGCACCTCGGGTTTGTTCAACTGAGAATTGACGAGATTGTGCATATCGACCGACCACCTGAACAGATCAGCCGTATCAGGTGGCATGACAGACAGATTTTCGCGAAGGTGCTTTCCACACTGAGCACATGGAAGAATCTCAGGCATGGAATCGAAAAACTGGATGTAGGCCTGGGCTTTATCGGGAGACAGATCCTTCCCGGCGCTCATGGCTGTCATGTGAATGACAGACCAAAAGTAGGGTCCAAAGACAGTCGGACAGATCCCCATTAATTATTACCAATAGAATTTGTCGAATCGATGAGCGCAAAGATGGGACGGATCGCTTCAGCGCATGCTCTGGCAACATCACGGTGCTCCTTCTGTGTACCATTTTCGCTCCTGAGCGCAATGTAATGGATCCATGAACGCAGGGTGCCGTTCATGTAAAGGCGTGAGCGTGTCATTCCTTCTGGAAGGACTGCACGAGCTTGTTCCTTTGCAACCCCATTGTCGAGAGCCCACTCATATGCACGTCGTGCCACAACAGCTACATCACTCTGCATATGATTCCACTGACGTTGAAGTTCAGTGTCGTTCGTCTCGATGCTGTTTTGGCGGTTCCGATTGTCTTGCATACGAGCCCTACGTTCATCAAACTCGGAATTTACGATTGCGTAGCGCTGACTAAACTCCTGAAAAGAAAATGACCGATGGCGGAGAATCTGGCGCGCAATATCGCGCGTCGTTTCAATCTCAAGGCATATGTTCACCATTTCGAATGGAGACCAGTGATGATTTCTTGCGAGATATGTCACGAGACGTTCAGCCGTATGATTCGAATTTTGATTCTCAGGATTAGAAACACGGGCCGCATACGCCACCTGCTCTAAGATTGACTTTCCGTCAGATGTCTGAGACCATGAAATCAGATGTGCTGTCATTGATAAACGTAAGACTGTCTGCCTTAACTAGATGGAAGAACACATTTTACGGTACGCTGACATAGATACACGACGTGCGCTTGGAGTCTACCGGCGTTTACCATCAAATGAATTCGTTTTTCGGCCAATACCGCCAGTATCTTTTCGATACTGGCCGGAAAAGAGAATGATCATGTACATAAATTTTTACCCGGACAACTATGAATTTAGCGTATACAGTGAAATATCAGCTATGGACGATGAATTATGGTCACCGTGTCAGATTGTAGAAACTAGAAAGAATAGACGCGGAGACTACACATTTTGCTTCACTTGTGAGGACAAACCGTTCCGTTTTGCTGGCATCCCGGACGTTGTAGTTGTGTGAGAAACGATAGAACCATCCCAACGAGCGTAAGCACACCGAGTTTATGCACGGATGTTTTAATCACGTCGTCAGGGTCCCTGATAGACACGGAAATATGAGGCATCTCAATAACCAACGAAATAATTTTTTATGTAAAAGGATGAAATGTCTTTGATCCAAATGAAAGTACTTACGTCGGACAATCACATAGTCGAGTTTGATGCATCGCATAGTCTAATTCTCGCGGACATGTATGGAGAAATGTATGGAGAAGGCATACCTCGCCTTCCGATTCATTCAGACATTCTGAAGAAACTACAATCAGGTACACTCGACGAGTCATGGGAAACACTGTGTGATATTATGCGCGCAGCCGATTTTCTGTATATGCCAAATGCGCTCGACCGGCTCGGTCAACACATGGCAGACATGCTTCGAGGAAAGCCGGCCGAGCAAGTTAGAAAAATGATGTCAATGGTATAGTAGCATGGAATACGAAAAGCTCACACACGTCGAGCACATCCTGAAACGACCCGATTCGTATATCGGATCGGTCGTTCCTGATGTGGTGGACACGTGGAAACTCAACGGAGAGCGCTTTGAACGGGCCCAGGTGACAATTGCACCCGGTCTCGTGAAAATCTTCGACGAAATTCTCGTCAATGCGATTGATCAACACACGCTTCACCCTAAAAAGGTGACCCGGGTCGATGTCACAGTGGATGATGTATCTGTGACGGTTCGCAACAACGGTGATGGAATTCCGGTCAAGATGCACGAGAAAGAAAAGGTGTGGCTGCCAGAGCTCATATTTGGTCATCTTCTCACCTCGTCAAACTACGACGATACAAAGGAACGAACTACCGGCGGTCGCAACGGCTACGGAGCAAAACTCACCAACGTCTTTTCGAAAGAATTTCACGTGACGGTCGTTTCGGATGGAAAAAAGTACATCCAGACATGGTCAAATAACATGGCATCCGTGACATCTCCGACCATCAAAGATTTTAAGGGGGCGACTGGAGTCGAAGTACAATTTGTACCGGATTGGAGAAAGTTTGGCGTCGCACAGTTCCCTGAAGAATTTCGGAGTGTGATCGAACGGCGAGTCTGGGACGCGGCTGCATGGTGTACCAAGGCCCATGTGTACCTGAACGGAAAGCGTATCCAAGTCGGCTCGCTTGAAGACTATGCCAAAATGCACACGGGAGGCGTCACCGTTCCGCTCGGTCAAGACATTGTAGTTGCGCACACGGACACGGGAAAATTCGAACACGTTTCTTATGTGAACGGCATCGCGACGACCCAGGGAGGAACGCACGTCGACAGATTCGTCAGTCAGCTCATGGCGGCTCTACCGATCAAAGATATCCGGCCGGCCCAGATCAAGGCGTCCTTGTTTGTGTTTATGAGAGCTACGCGCGACCGTCCGACGTTTTCGAGTCAGACAAAGACAGAGTGTACGACGAAAGATACGACTGAGTATACATTCAAGCCAGCGAGCATCAAGGCGGTGATGGCGTGCGGACTCGCTGATGACGTGGCTGCGATCCAGCTTGCCAAGAATGAAAAGGAACTCAAAAAGACTGACGGTGCTAAAAAGTCACGCGTGCTCGGAATCCCGAAACTTGACGATGCGAATTGGGCCGGGACGCACAAATCCCATGAATGTACGTTGATCGTGACCGAGGGTGATTCGGCCAAGACGCTTGCGGTCGCTGGTCTCGGTGTCGTCGGACGGAATGCCTATGGTGTATTCCCGTTGCGGGGGAAGCCTCGGAACGTACGCGATGCAAGCGTGAAGCAGCTTACCGAGAACCAAGAGTTTTCGGATCTCAAGAAGATTCTCGGCCTCCAACATGGTCGTACATACACGTCGCTCCGAGAGCTTAGATACGGACGACTGATGATTATGACTGACGCCGATCTCGACGGGAGTCACATCAAAGGTCTCGTACTCAACATGATCCATCACTTTTGGCCTGAACTCATTCAACTCGGATTTGTCGTGGCGATGGTGACGCCTGTGATCAAGGCGGGCAAAGAATGGTTTTTTACCGAGACGGCATACCAGGCGTCTGGGAATCGGAGCTCACAAGTCAAGTACTACAAAGGTCTGGGTACATCGACGAGCGCCGAGGCCAAAGAGTACTTCAAGATGATTGATCGTCTGACGGTCAAGTTTGAGCGGGACGAAGCAACGGACGAGTCGATGACACTCGCATTTGCCAAACCGATGGCCGATGCGCGCAAAGAGTGGCTCGTCGGTCACATGGCGACTCCTCCGCCAGGCGTTCCATATGGAAACGTGAAGAGTCTCCAAGTGACTGAGTTTATTCGAAAGGACATGGCCAACTTTAGTGCCGAGGACATTCATCGAAGCATTCCCCATCTCATGGATGGTCTCAAGCCGAGTCAGCGCAAGGTGATCTACGCATGTCTCAAGAAGAACCTTACGTCGGACATGAAGGTGGCTCAGCTCGCCGGCTACGTGGCGGAGCACACCGCGTACCACCACGGAGAGGCGAGCCTCCAAGGCACAATCGTCGGTCTGGCTCAGAACTTTGTAGGATCGAACAATCTGAATTTACTCGAACCGAGTGGTCAGTTTGGCACACGCCTCATGGGCGGTAAGGATTCTGCGAGCGCGCGTTACATCTTCACGCGACTCGCACCACAGACGACGCGAATCTTCGATCCGAGAGACGACGCAGTGCTCAAGTACGTCAAGGAGGATGGTCATCAGGTGGAGCCATAGTGGTATGCACCGGTTGTGCCGATGGTGCTCGTGAACGGCGCCGAAGGCATCGGGACGGGCTTTTCGTCATATGTTCCACCTTACAGACTCGAGGATCTCGTGACGAACATTCGGAACGCGTTCAAGGGCGAGGCGATGGTCCCTATGATTCCACATTTCAACGGTTTCACGGGGGCGGTGACGAAGAAGGGTGAGCATACATGGGTTCTATCGGGCGTCGTGACAAAGGAGGGGAGCTCCTGGGTCGTATCAGACCTTCCACCAGGAAAGTGGATCCAGGATTACAAGGAACAGTTGGACGATCTCATGGAAAAGGGGATTGTCCAAAAGTATGAAAACCATTCGACTGAGACGAAGCCATACTTTCGAGTCTGGAGCACCGAACAACCCGAAGTGACCAAGGCGGTCCATACATCGAATATGTACCTGCTCACACCCAAGGGAATCAAGAAATACGCCAGCCCAGAAGAGATTTTGTGTGACTACCTCGAGATTCGCACGTCGGTGTATGCGCGTCGCAAGGCGTACATGCTAAAAAAGCTGGCGACCGAAAAGGCGACCCTAGAACTCAAGGCTCGATTCATCATGGATGTCATCGAGGACCGGCTCGTCGTATTCCGGCGTGAGCGTGGAGACCTCGAGGCGGATATGGAACGACGCGGCTACTCAAAGGAGCTGCTGCATACGAAAACATACGAGTACACACGGGACGAGGTGACAAAGCTCCGTGGCCGGATCCAAGAGTACCAGCGCGAACTTTCTGAGCTTGAGGGGTCGAGTGTCGCTGAGCTATGGGAACAAAACTTACGTGCATTGTCTGAAAAATAAAACCCAAGACTTTCATTAGAAGATGTCAGGTGCAATCATTCACCTGAACACACATGGGACATTTGTCAAAAATCCAGACTACACTTTGTTTTCAGTAAAACCAGGCCCGACTGAAGAATATGTCGCGGAGACGTATGAAGTTCCGTTTGACGCGTCTCGAGTGAATTTCGGAGACTCTGTATCTGCACTCATCCCTCCAAAAGGTGACATCGTACGCCGTGTGACTGTGAGTTCTGTTCTTCCAGAGTTGTACACCCCGTTAGGACCTGGTTATGTGTATCCTTCGTACTCTGACCAGGTTGACGGAGGTGTATACGTACTTGCAAATACATTAGCCATTCAGCCGGGTGATTTCGTTGGATATTTTAATACACAGTTTTTGCCACAGTGGGCAACCAACTTTGTAGGGTACTCGAACATCTCTGTTGCTTTTGACACTTTGAAATCAAAGTTTGTGTTCACTTCGCCTACGTACTCGAATATCTTTTTCAAAAATGAAAACAGCGCCTCGTTTTGGGGATTTGATATTCGCAATCCTGATTTTATTACGAGCGGGGGTTTCCCTGCATACAACTTTACGAGTGGTACACTCACGGCGCCTTTGACCGTCACGCAAGCTGGGTGGATCCGTGGATTTACTCCACCACCGACAACTGGTTTTTCGTACAAAGAGTCTGTCGCTTGTAAGTTGATAAAGAACGCGTCGTTGACCATCGGTGGTCAAACAATCGATCGTCTGACGAGCGAGAGACTGCTCATCGAGGATGATCTTGGGATTCCATATGAAAATCAAGCCGGGCTTACAATCCTTGAAGGTAAAAATGACACGTCGACTATTTCAGCTCCACGAAAATACTATACTCGTCTCAACTTTGACCTTGACACAATAAGTATGAACGCTCTCCAGAACCAGGACGTTCGAGTCAATATAGAATTTGAAAAGTTTGAAAATCTTCCTTCGAATTTAATCACATCAAATGGGTTTTTAGATGGAAACTCGTACGTGACATCAAATCTTACGGCACTTACTGGTGTAATTAATCCAGTATTAGCTTTAGGATGGAAAAATTATATCATTATAGGTCCAGATAATAATAATTTCATAATTTATAATCAGGATACTGGCACGTTTTATAATTGGTCACCATCTTCTTATCCTATTATTTATTCTGAATATTTATATATTATTTCCATAAATATAAACTCGGGATCTCTTTATTACAGCGGAGTGAGTAAATATCTATTCAAGGCAAATATTTCCGATATTCTTTCTTCTAGTACAACACCGTGGTCACAGAGTACATATAGTTTTTTCAGTTTGTTTGAACCGATTCCTTTCGGTGAAGGTAAAAATTATATAAGATTTGTTTTAAGTGATGCGCGTTACGTTTACTTATGGTATTACGTAAA